TTACTTCTTCTTTTTTTAATTTTCTATCACCATAGCCGCCTGTTCTAGCCATTACTTCTTTTTGTGAATTTGCATAAGCTATTACATCATCACAAAACTTTGGTGTGAGTGCTGCAGGAAAATGCCAATAGTAATTAGATATATTCATAAGTTATTGTTTGGACAAAGTTTAATGAATCTTTTTGATTGTTAGTTAGGTAATACATATTAGTTGATGGAAACATAATGAATTGATTATTAGTCAATGGTATATCCCAACTTCTTCCTTTACGTCTATTATCTTCATAGTGTATTCGAACAAAACAATCTTTGACTTTTACACCATAAAGTAATGTAAAGTCTGGAGAGTTACGTAGATCTACTGGATCTATATTTAATAAAGGAACTGTAAGCTCTTGAGGTTTATAGATATTTCCCCACGTTTCTTTGTTAATTAAATTAACACCATACTCAAGACCAATGTGATCTCGCATATAGGTATTTAACATATCCCAAGTTCGTGAGAATGGAAAATCTTTGTTTTGAATTACTGATTGTAAAATGTCGCCTGATAATTTATCTCGGTCAATATCCCAATCTTTAGGCATATCGACATCACCGTAATATAATGATTGTTCTGTTAATACTTGTCTCTGCATACCACCACCATTTTTAATTTATGCTTTTGTATCTGTCAAGTCCCAAGTTTGCCCAGCTTCATTCCAGTTGTAATGCCAAGCGTGAGTGTCTGCTTCGTTTTGTGAAGTCTGTTCAGCTGTTAATGCTGGAGCATCACCGATCGGTGATTTCCAAGAAGCTGATGCATTATGTTTTACCCAAGATGCATAAGGTTTTTTAGGCCAAAAAATTTGATCATCTTCGTCCCAAGTATAACCTATACCTGCGTAGTTTCCTCTTAATGCTGTACCACCATCTTTATGTGTGCCACCAGATGTATTGTAAGATGTTTGAATCCACATCTGTGCTGGCCAATTATTATGTGTCTCTAAATATTGTTGACCTACAGATTCATCTTCAACGCCGTCAGCGTTCAGCATATCGCCATTATTCAAAGTAAGTACTTGAATAACTTTACTGTTAGCTCCTAGTTTTGCAAAATGTGCCATAATATTTCTCCTTATATCTTATTTGTTGTTGTTTGTAAATCCATATTAATTTTGAAATTTGTATCTTATTATAACTATTCCTGAACCGCCTGAGCCACCAGTAGTTGATCCACATTCCCATTCTGATCCACCACCCCCTCCACCAGTATTAACTGTTCCTGACTGTCCATTATTTGATCCTGGAGCACCTGGTGATCTAGCACCACCTCCGCCACCACCTTGTCCGCCAGTTCCTGCTAATGGAGAAGTAGCACCACAAGCAGCGACATCTGTTCCACCACCTCCACCACCTGCATAGTAAGTATTACTTCCATTTATATTAATTTGTAATCCATCACCACCTGGACCTGCTTTTTGAGGTTGAGAACCTCCACAAGGACCTGGAGTTCCTGGACCGTGTCCTGAAGTTCCTGCTACACCAGCACCACCTCCACCACCGGCACCAGTTGAAGTAGGAAATGTTACAGGACCACCGGGAAAACCTTGTGATGGTGAAACTGGAGGTGTATTACCTACAGCAGCTGTTTGTTCTCTATTTTTACCTGTACCACCACCTGAACCACCTGTGTTTCCATTTTCATTACCTGGACCAGATGTATTGCCACTTCTACCACCACCGCCACCACCTGTAGATGTTATTGTACTAAAACTTGCATTTACTCCGTCTGAACCTGTACCACCTGAACCACCTGGACCTGATGCAGCAGCACCACCTCCACCACCTCCAATTACTACACCATACCCTTGAACTGAAACCGGTAAAGCTGTACCTGTTCTAGGAGCACTAGGACTTGGTGCACAATAAGTAGTAGCAGAAAATCTCATTCCTCCTGCTCCACCGCCACCACCACCTTGAGATCCACCACCTCCACCACCGGCTACTACTAAATAATCTACTGTGTTTGATCCTGCTGCATTACCTGCTGCTGTTACATTAAAAGTTCCTGGACCTGTAAATGTATGAATTCTAAAATTTCCTGAATTTGTAATTGTTCCACCACAAGCTGTAATATATAGTGCTGTAGGTGCCTCATCCTGTAAACCTGAATCTGTTACTAACCAACCTTGTGTTGAATCTACAAAAACTAATGTAACTGCAATACCTTCTGTTGTTAAAGTTGCATTAATAGTTTTACCACCAATTTTATCTGAACCATTTTGAACTAATGTTAAAGTACCTGTATCAAAAGTTCCTGCATAATCTTTTATTGCAACAACTGCTCCTGCAGTTCCTGCTGGAAGATTAACTGAAAATCCTCCACTTGTTGTATTACAAAAATATCCTTCACCAGCTACTGCTGTAAAACCTGTTGTCTTAACTGTTGTTACCCAAGACGCCGAACCTGTTGCACCAAAGTTTACTGCTGTACCTTGGTTATTAATTGTTGCACCTGAAGGGATTGTGAACGTATCACCACTATCTCCTAGTGTAACATCTGTTCCGGATCGTGGACTAATTTTATTTACTTTTACTTCACTCATAATTTTTACCTATTGAAACCTATATCTTATTACTACTATACCAGAACCACCAGCAGTACCAGCACCACCTTGGCCTCCACCACCTCCACCACCACCAGTATTAATTGCTCCTGCTGCAGGAGCTGGATTACCATTTGGTCCACCTGCTGCTCCACCACCAAGTCCAGGAGGTCCACCAGTTCCAGAACCAGGTTGACCTACACCACCACCGCCACCACCACTAAGATATCTAAATGAACCACAAGGAACACCTGCTGCAGTTCCTATTAATTCTACAGGAAAACCACCACCAGCACCACCAGTACCACCATTATTTTGACCAGGAGTACTACCTCCAGTTACTATAAATCCGCCACCGCCGCCACCGCCACCGGGGCTACTTGGTGAAGTTCCACCGGGTTGTCCTTGAGGAGGACTAACACTTGGATCATTTCCATTTCCTGTAGAAGTGCTTGCTTGTCCAGTTCCACCACCTGAACCACCATCTTTTTCAGGAGATACACCACCATCTGGACCACCACCACCACCACCAGTTGCAGTTAAACCTAAAGCTGTTGAGGAACTTCCTCTACTTCCTGCATCAGGAGGTGTACTATATGGTCCACCACCACCCACTGCTATTGAATAAGCTTGTGCAGTTGCTGTTACTGAACTTGCACCTGCTTTTGGAGAAGCTGGAGCAGGTGGAGACATCGTTGAAGTTTCAGTAGCAAATCTAATACCACCTCCACCACCTCCGCCACCATTATCTCTAGCTCCTGATCCACCACCAGCTGCTATTATATAATCTAGTTTATTATCTGCTGCACAAGCCGCAACTGAATTAACTGTAAAACTTCCTGGTCCTTTAAAGGTTGCTATTTTAAAATTTCCACAAGGTGCATTTACTAATGTATTACACGAACCACTTACAGAAGCACATATAAAATTTGCTCCTCTAACATTACTTGTTGAATCCATAGTATTAATCCAACCTCGTGTTGAATCTACAAATATAAAAGTAACTGATTGTCCTTCTGTAGTTAAAACTGCGTTATCATTTACTCCACCAATTTTATCTGTACCATTTGGTACAACTGTTAAAGCATTTGTTTGCCAAGTAGCTCCATAATCTGCTACTGATACTATTGCTCCAGCAGAACCTGCTGGTAAATTCATATTAAATGCTGAACCTGTTGTGTTAGCAAAAAATCCATCTCCAGACACTGCAGTAAATGTAGCTGTTTTTGGAGTTGTATTCCAATCAACAGTTCCTGTTCTACCAAAACCTGTCTGACTTGCACCTGATGCTAAAGCAACAGTACCACCACAACGACCTAATGTAACTGCAGAGCCATCTACAACAATTGGATTACTTGCTCCTGATCCGATTGTAGTAGTTGTCCCACATTTTTTGATGATGTTTGAATCATCTGAAACTTTATTTA